AAACGAAAATGTCAACGGTTCCGCCAGATACGGCAGTGCCCACTTTGACATACAACGTTTGAGCAGACAAATTCACGTTTTTGGTAGCAGACACAACGGTTGCGTTCGTCACGTAAGTAGCGCTAGTGTTGCTAGTCAGCGTTGCGTTCGTCACGATTTCAGTGCCAGTACCGTTCACGCCGGTCCAAATTGCAAGCGCGCCGCTGCTAACGTCTTTGTTAGCGTTGGTGATCGCCACGTTTTGCACGCAGTATGAGCTGGTATTGTTGATCTGCAAAGTCACAATCGAATCGCCCGTTGCCGAAATTGGCACTGCGCTCGCGCTGGCCAACAGACGGATCGCCTGATTGGTAGCAAGATTGCTCGGGTGAATTGTTTGTGTTGATGCTGGTCCGGGATTAGACATTTTGTCGGTTCCTTTCTAGGTTATGGGCGATTAAGCCGCGACGCGGCAAGCAAGTTCAGGGTACAGCGGCGCCCAACCGTACAGAACGTCCAAACGCGTTGGGATGCTGTCGTTGTTGATCGTGTATTGACGAACAACGCGGATCGACATGCCCAATTCTTTGTCGCTTGCGCGACCGGCGAAATGCACACCTTCTGGCAGCTCAAGATCAGCCATCGCAACAGTAAACGCATTGCGGTGCATGATAATGTTCTGCGGCGAAACGGTGCCGGTTTGGTTGAACGGGGTCACAGCAGCAGTGGCCGAAGTCGACGAAATCGTCACGTTCTGGAATTGACCGGCAGTGATAACAGCAGGTGAAACGATCACTGAGGTCGTGCTAGAAGTCGCAACAGTCACGTCAGCTTGCACAACAAAGTTGCGCAATTTGTTCGAGCCATACGCTTGACGGTTCTGTGGGTTGACAGCAAACACGTTGGCGATCTGGATCACGTCACCTTGCTTCAGACCAGCAGTTGCGGTCGTGGCAGTCAAAGCAATCGTCGAAGTCGACGCCCAGCCGGTGCTTAAGAAGCCAGTTCCGGTCGTGGTCGCGCACGCCAACGTTGCGGTCGAGTACGAACCAAAGGTATGGGACACAACGTTTTGGTCCATCTTCCAGTTCATGCCAGCTGAGTCACGACCCATCAAGCCTTTTTGATACTGCTTGCCAATCACGTCAGACGGCACAAACAAGCCCTTCAAGCTGTCGACAATCGTCGCAGAAGTAAACGGCTCGATAATGCACGAACGGCGGCCGTCGCGCGGTGCGCCTTCAGCGTCCAGATACGCGCCAGCGGTCAAGTAAGTGATTAAGCCAGTGGGCGGCGTGCCAGCAGTGCCGACGATGTTCGCGGTGTTGTTTTTAGCAAGCACCAAACCGTCGCGGTCGACTTTGTTAGCAATAGCAGCAACAGCGGGCTTCAGCACACGATCACTAAACATGTCTAACGACAAAGCCAAATCTTGCGTCGTAAATTGAGTGTCAACGTGGAATTGCGTGCTGAGAGTAACAGGCACGCTCGTCTCGTTAAAGTCCTCAATGTTGAGCGCAGGACCGGTCGTGCCGATAAAACGACCCGGACGGCGAACGTTCACAGTGTTGCCGATTTTGGCGCCAACGACTGCAAACTGATCGTCATAGTTGCGATCTACTTCTGACGTGAAAGTCAGTTCGTTTTCGAGAACCATTAAGGCCTCATTAGTAATTTTGCTAATAGTCAATAAATTATTGGCCACGATATTTCCTTATTAAAAAATTAAGTTTTACCGAATTCGACCGGCTTTGCGAGCTTCACGCCATTGTGCATAAGTTCCGTGAAATTCTCCATTGTTATCCACAGCTACGTCTGCACTTTTGCCACTCGCCTTTAACGGACTAATCGGTGCGGGTGCTTTACTGCGCGCCGCGACAGTTTCTTTGCGCTTCGGTTCGTCTTGTTTTTCGAACCGAGCCTCCAGTTTCCCAATCTCTCGTAACGCGCTTACCGTAGACAAACCCGCAATCTTTTCTGCGATTTCGGGATTTTCCGCTAAGTGATACAGAATTTTAGGTCCTGCTTCACTTTCTAAAATCGCATCGCGCACTGCGTCGCTTACTGCGACTTCGCTTGATGCGACCATATCGTCGAAATCTGGAATTTCAGCCTTAGTCGCTTGAATCCGATCGGACCACGTTTTTAACACCTTGTCCCGTTCGGCTTGCGCTTTTGCTTCAGCTTCCTGTTTGTCTCTCTGTTGTAGCGCACGCTCGGCTGAGAATTCTGCCAACGCTTTTGCGTACTCAAAAGCATCTTGAAATTGCTCAGGTTTTGGCTCTTGATCCAAAACATCAGCTTGTGCATTTGGCTGATTCTTTGCTTCAAGAGTTTTTAAGCGTGCTTCCAGTGCTTCACGCGCTTCGCGCTCGCGTGCCGCTTCTTGACGGGCTTGCTCGCGCTGCTTTGTTAGCTCTGAAAAACGTTTCTCAAGTTTAGGATTCTGTTTCTTTTCCTCTGTCGGGCTGGCCTTTTCTTCCGTTTTGTCAGATTCACTCTCGCTGTTTGCTTCAACCGCCGGCTCTGTTTCAGGCGCATCGCCATCAACAGCCTCAGCAGGAGCATCATCAGCAGCTAAACCTAAACGCTGTGCGGCAAATTCAGCCAAATTTTCACTAGTTACAACCATATCAGCCTGTCTAGGCTGTTGTGCTTCTGTCGCTGCTTGCATGGAAATGCACTCCAAGAATTAACCCAATGAAAGCCATTGGTAGCGTTTGTTTCTTACTGCATAAGCGGGTTTTGACCTTGATCTATGTCGCTGGATGCCGCTTGTGCATATTTATATTGCTCTGCGTTGCGTCGCTCAATCTCTTGCAATAAACGACCTGTGTCCATGTGATGCAGCAATAGCTGCACAATTGCGTCAATTTCAGTTTTGTTTTGGCTCGTCACTGCGCGCGTGTTTTGATCGTTAACTTTGACCTCAGCCATCGTTTCAGTATTGTGCGCTTTGCTGGTCACTTCCATCAGCTTGCGCTTAGTTGCGCCATCTTCTTTAATTTGCGCGACTTGACCGCGATTGTTGATCTCAAGCTGCGCTGCTTGCAGCTGTTGCTGCATGTCTTGCATCATCTTTTTCTGCTGCGCAAGCTGCATTTGCGCTTGTGGCGGCACGTCTGATTTTTCGTCAATTTGCGCCATAGGATTAAGCGCGGCCAAACGATCTGCGATCACTTCGGCGCCGGGGAAATCCATGTTTCTAAACATCAAGTCGCCAGCAATGTTAAATAGCTCTTGATTCTGCATCATCGGCATCATCGCCTCGACTGCTTGTATGCGCTTTGATTGATAGCCGGGTCCAGTGTCCATCACAACGTCGTATTCGCCAACAGTAACGTTGTTTAAAATCTGCACGATTGCGCCAGTATCGTCGCGCTTTTGCTCGTTGATTGTCACTAGATCAGGCTGACCATCATCGCCAATGATACGCATAACGCGCTGCGCGTCGTAAATCTTAGGCACTAAATCAAGAATAATTTTGCCTGTGTGACGAATTGAGCGCGTCAAATTGTCGTAGTAGTGAAACGTTGACAAATCGATTTGCTGCTGTTGGCCGTTAATTGCTTTGCCAGACAAATTGCCTGTCGGCATCTGATTGGGATCAAAAATGCCAATCACAGTTTGCAAATCATTACTGATTTGCGCAGCCGCAGTCATAATGCCAGTTGGTGGTGGCTCGGGTTGCAAGCGAGTCGGTGCTGGCGCTACGCGGCCGTCAATGTCAGTTTGTTTATAACGCAAAACTGGCGTCGACTTGATATTCGCCATCGCCCAATCGGTTTCGTGGCCTTCGTCTTGACCTTCAGCCAACAGCCATTTTGCTTTAGGCGCAAGCGCAACGCTTTCAGTCATTGAGGTCGACCAAAAGTTATACATGCGCTGCGGGTCTTTAGCAAAACGCGTGATGCCGTACTTTTTGCGCTTGTCTTGAATAATGAGCTGCTGTCCGTAGCACGGAACGATTGGAATGTAACGACCCGGCCAATCTTTTGAATCCAGCACTTCCATTGCGGTCAGCTTAACCCACTTGATTTGCTTGCGATACGAATCGCGCTTTTCAAGAATCGTAATGCCAGCTAGTGCAAGCGTTTCTGCGCTTGGCAGGTCTTCCTCGAACGCGCTAGTGCCGTCTGACAGCATGACCAATTTAGCGCGCTTGCGTTCTGTGTAAAAGTATTCACACACGCGCACATCTTCTTTTGTGACCCATTCGGCGCTTGAATCGCCAGTGCCGCGCGGCATAAAGTTGCTGCCATCGTCTGCGCCGGGATATTGCTCACGAAACACGGCTTTGGGCATCACAGTCGTGATAATGCAACGCTCTGCGTCTGAGCCGTCTGGCAACACAGAATTTGGGTCAAAATAAACCGTAAACGGATTGTCAATCTGCTGGATATAAATCTCTTGATCGAACGAATCTTCGCGCGTGTAATCAGTCACAACGCGCCAATAGCCCCAACCCATACGCACAGCGTAGTCAAACGCGTTGTCATACGCATCGTCAGCGTTGCTGTTTACTTCAATGTGGCGCGTGATGCCCTGCAACACGTCGGCAATCTTTTTGTCAGCTTGATTGTTGACAGGATGCACGCGGATGCGCGGCCGTTGCTGACGCTGCTGATTAGTAATTTGTCTTATGTACGCATCAATTTTATTGATCGTAAGACAGGGGCGCGATTCTAGATTGCGGCTTGATTGGATTTCGACTGGCCATTGATCGCCAGCAGCGAATTTAAGGTCTTCGAGACCTTCCATACGATTATTGCTCTCGGCGTCAATGCACAAACGCAGAAATTTAATCGCATCAGCTATTCGTTCGTCGTTGTCGAATTGAGAATTCATTTATGCCCTCATAATGTGAGTTTATCCCATCCAACCCGATTGCACAACGAAAGTTCCAGCCGTTTTACGGCGCGGCGCGCGGCGCGGCTCGCTGACCATTAGTCCGATGTAACGAAACGCGTCAGCACCGTGCGAGTAATGATCGTGCAGCGGCGTCTTACTAAACTGCTGCGTGTCGGGGTTGACCTCATAGCGATAATGGCGCAAACACGCCAGCCCGTCAGCGCAGTTTTCGCGGTCAAACCAACAGTTTGGGAAAATCGTGCGCGCTGCGTTCAAGCTATCTGCAATCGGCGTGCGCGGGATAATGCGGGTTTTATAGCCAGCTGCGCGCACAATATCGTCGATTGAGCGACCGGCGGCAGCAAGCGTTTTGTTCTCTGCGTCGTGCGGCAACCACAGCGTGTCGTAAACATAGCCAAACGTCTGCATTTTCGACAGGTAATAGCTCATTGTTTGCTGGCTGTCTTCGAGATAACGGATTAGACGCGTTTCCATGCCGATATATTGCACAAACCAAATGGCCGTAGAGTCTGCAAATCCTAGATCAAACACTGCGTGTACGGGTTTAGCTGGATCGTACTTGACGCGCGTAATGCGCCCTTCAAGCTCTGCGCTTTGCATTTCTTTTGCAAACACAGCGCCATCTACGGTTTGACGGCAAACACCTTCCCAGACGGTTGCATAACGCTCAGGATCACGGTTTTTGAGCGTTTCTTTTTCCATAAATAAAGTGTCTGGCAACCACGGGTTGTCAGACCAGTTAATCTTTTGCACCACAGCATCTTGCGGCGGAGAAATAACAAATCGTTGATACGTTTCGTCAGTTTCAAGCTCGGGGTTAAACGTGACCCATATTTCGCTGCCCTGCTTGCGTATCGTAGGTATCAAAATGTCCCACGACCGCGCGCTGACGCTTTGTGCTTCTTCGACCCAACACACGTCAATGCCTTCAAATGACTTAATGTTTGTCGTGTTGTTTTTTAGGCCAGCAAAAAAGAATTCGCTACCGTTACGGCCTCGAATTGACGCCTGTGTAATTTCGTAGAACAAGCCTAGTCCAAGCGATTCAATCTGATCGCACAGCAGCTTATGTACAGAGTCTTTAATTGACGTTTGAAATTCGCGCGCGCACAGCACGCGCAGCGGTCGTTGCGCGCCCTTAATCAACAGCGCACGCGCTACGCCCCACGATTTAGCGCCGCCGCGACCGCCATACAGCACGCGGTAACGCGACTGCGCGGGTTCAAACAAACATTGCAGCTTGATCGGGAATTCAGCGTTGGCAATTGCGCCAGCGACGTCATCCATCTGTGGGTTCGGCTGGCTTTACAAAACTGACATTAATGCTTTGCAACAACGGGCCGCCGCCTTCGCCCATGATTTCCTGCTTTTGCGTTTCAGACCAACGCATTTGCGCTTTTGTCCACCAAATCAGCGCGGTTGTATCGCCGTTTTGCGCTTTGTTAAAAAGCGTATTGGCAATCGATGCGCTCGCTTTAGCTTTACCGATTGCCAATTCAGTTTCGTAGTATTTGCGCAAAGTAGGGTGCGAAATGCCCATAAGAGCCGCGATCTGATCCTGCGGCAAGCCGAGTCCAGCAGCTTCTTCAGCTTGCTTACGCAGGTTATCAGTCGGTTCGTGCGGCGCTTGTGGCATTTTCTCGTCTTTTATTAACTAAATCATCACTTCTTTTTTGAAGCCGCGCGTTTTACTGAATACGCAATCGCAACAGCCTGTTTGACGGGTTTGCCAGCGCGCACTTCGGCTTTGATGTTTGATTTAAACGCTTTTTCAGACTTCGATTTTTTAAGCGGCATGATTAGCTGATAACGCTGTTGATAACTGCAAAATTCAGCACAACAGCTTCAGACAGCGAACCTGCGCTAACGTTCGAAATCGTCACGTCAAACGAACCGGCTGCGACAGCTGAGACGCTGACAAGGTACGAACCGCTAGTGCCGCCAGAGGCGATGCAAACAACGGGTACGTCGTAAGCAGTGATCGTGCTGTTGGTCACGGTAAACACGGCTTCAGCGCCAGCTGCTAATGCAGCGTTGTTCATCGTGATTTGACCGCATGGTTTGTTAAGCGTAACGCCAGTCGATTTGCTAGTGGCTTGCGTAACGCTGCCACCGCCGCCGACGCCGTTCATTGCGTTCGTGTAGCCGATTGAGCTGACTGCTAACAAGTTGTCCGCGCCGCTGATGTTTTGATCTGCGTAAGCGACGCCAATTGCTTGAGTGTTTGCCATTTTTAAATCCTTTAAGGTGTGGTTACGGGTTCTTCGACAAAACAAACGTCTTGCCACGACATGATTAGATAACGTTCGTCTTTTTCTATGTATTGCGTGTATTTCA